ACATAAAGATAAGTTGATGGCTGTATAATAACTAAATAAAGCTTTAATAGCCTTTTCAAAAATGTTTTCATAAGATAAGTGTTAATAATTAATTTCATATACAATGAATTCATTCTCTGTATACCATTCTACTGGATGTTTAACAGTATTCCATGGAGTTGCACCCCACGGAAACGTACATTCTAAGAAGTCATTGCTTTCAATACCATTAGAACCATTTCTAAACATTATGTAGTCAGGATAAGGTGCTTGGCCTAACCTTTCTGCAAAAAACTTGTATGGACTTTCTGCTGCAGGATGATCATTTTGCAAATAAGCCATATAGCTATCTAATACATCACAAGAATAATCATATTCCCAAGCCCAGTAAAAACGTTCTCCTGGTGGTAAATCCTCTCCTATAAGCATTTCCATAAACTGATTTTCAGGTGTGTTATAGCTTGTAGGATGATAGTCATATGACCAATATATCATTATATCAGGATCCTCTTGAATAAACTCTTCTAGAGGTTCCTCTTGACATGATACTAAGCCTAGTAGCACCATGCCAAATAATAGGAATCTTTTCATAATATTAATTTATCTACGCCATGGTCTTGCTGTAAACTTTTGTTTCTTAGCATTCCAATATGGTTTCTTACTCCATTTCTTCTTCATCTTCTGCGTTTTACAGGTTCTACTGCTGCCACATGACGTTACGGTTGCTCCTATGCCTATAAAGAATAGACAGAAGAGTAAATACTTGATTGTTTTCATAAGTTATAAGATTGTGCATATGTCAAGAAGCCAATTCTATCCTGATCATGAACGATGATTGCATCATTCTCCACTGCTACGTGCCTAAGACTTACGCTAGTTAATAATTCATTTTCTAATTCAGTAACTCTTGGTGACTCAAGTCTATCAAGGCTTACTGGTTTGTAATCACCATCTGGATCTATGAACCAAGCGGTGTTGTTCTTCTCATTGACGAATACTTTGATGCCAATGGTAGAACCTAACTGTGCAAATAGATTGCTGTTAATAAATTCAATTCTCATTGTGTTAAGGTTTAAGTGATTAATGTGAGGAAAGCCTAAGACTCAGACCATAAGGTGAATAACTTGGGTAACCATGGTTATGTTATCTACCTTGTAACAGCTTATTACAACTGAGCCTATCTGTTTCTTTGTCTATCTTCTACGGTTTTGTTTGCTCTCTCACGTGAAATTATATTGCGGGTAATATGCCTATTCTCCTATATATAGAAGAGAGTAATACATAAGCTAACCCATAACTTGTAGTCTTATTGGTATTGTTGATCCACATTCCTCTAGTTATGGTAGTGTTAGCTATGTATATATATTACGGTGCTTAAGTTTTGTTTTAGTGTTACAAAGTGGGTTTTTGTGGGTATTTTGACCTCACACACACTGTGCAACACACATAAATAATTAATTTACGTGCAAAATAATTACTTATTGCAAGAATTTGCCTGTAACATTGGAACAAGTGTAAAAGGGAACCGTAGTTCCCCTATTTTACTCCGCCCAGTACAGGTTATCAAATGCTTGATTAGTCTGTTGGTTGATGACTTTCTTTTCTGTTAATGTCAATGGTAGTTCATCTCCTACCTTTAGTTCTGCTCTTAATGCCATTCCGTCTTCAGCGCTTATAGCTGTGAAGCCAAATTTGACATCTGACACACCTTGCTGTCTGATTTCCATAGTTCTACTACCTATCTTCTTAGATTGTGTAGTCAATTCAGATAGAGGTTTGTCTGTTGAGATGAGAGATTTGTTACTCTCTGAGATTTTGTAAAAATACATAGCGTATAAAATTTAAGTTATTAATGTATATAATCAGGGGGTATCCCTGACCGCTTAATAGCTGGGGAGCAAAATCACAAGGACCTCTTGCCAATGCTAAATACACAACATTTTTTGGGGGTGGGAAAAAATTTTGGTATATTGGTAGTATAGACACAGTATTATGGAAGAGCACTCAGAGGATTACGGATACGGAAGATCAATTGAAGAGATTCAGCAAGAAGAAGAACTACTTAGTGATGCGTATAACAATTCATATATGTTAGTTACACAGAGTGCTACTATGGAATATATGATGGCTAAGTTGCATGGGAAGAATGGACTAGTACTTGCACATAATGATCATAGTGGACCTACTAAGATGGAATTAGAGAACATGATCCTCTTTTTTATAGAGAATGAAGAGTATGAAAAATGCGCTAAACTTAAGGTCATATTGAATAAAGAGTTTCCAGAGTCTATTAATGAATCATTAGAAGAGTGGCTATGACGGAGAATAATATTAAAAAGTTAGGATTTAAGAAATGTATCGTTACTGCGGAAGAAAGTGGTTATGAGAAAGACTTTTATTATTATGAACGTAGTATAGGTGATTTATGTCTCTTAAGTAATGATAACGGAAACCGCATAGACGGAAAATGGTACGTAGAAATACCGGAAGGAAGCATAAGATTTTTTAAATATGTTGAACTAAAAAATCTTATAGCCTTACTGGAACGAAATCAATACTAATGGATAAGTACGTATATAGGGCTAAATTGATGCGTGTGGTGGACGGGGATACTATAGATGCTATGATTGACCTGGGGTTTGACACATGGATTAAGCGTAGAATCAGATTTAAAGGTATAGATACATGGGAATCCAGAACCCGTGACAAGGCTGAGAAGAAGAAAGGCCTAGCAGCTAAAGCAAGAACAAAAGAATTATTACTAGATGTAAGCTGTGACTCAGGACTATGTAGACTTAAATCACATGGTGTAGGTAAATATGGTAGAGTCCTGGGTGAATTGTTTATCAAAGACGTAGATGGAAACGAAATATGCGTAAATGATAAACTAAAAGAAGAAGGGCATGCCTATGCGTACTTCGGTGGAAAGAAGAAAACTTTCAAATAATATCCCTTTACACTTTTATTATTTAAACTTTCTTTATATATTTGTTATATACAAGTATAATTAAAACCAATGTTATGAGTTTAAATTTAGAAGATCAACAAATCTCTGATCAAGACGTTCAAATGAGTAAAGAAGAAATTGCTCAAAGAAGACAAGAGATTACAAATTTCTACAAAGACAGTATCAAGCATCTTAAGGTTCAAAAAGAATATGAACAGTTGCTCACTGATATTGAAGAAAGTAGAGCTAAACGTATGCAGGCTCAAATGTTCTTAGCCCAAAGTTTAGCAAGTCAGGAACAAGAACTACAATCAGAAGAAAACACAGAAGATGAAACTGCTTAAAAGAGGATCTACTGGACCTGATGTAACAAAACTACAGACTTTATTAAAGATAAAAGCTGATGGAGACTTTGGTCCTGGTACAGAAAAAGCTGTTATTAGATTTCAATTACACTATGATTTAACACCAGATGGTGTAGTAGGTAATGAAACATGGCAGCATTTATTACAAAACAAATATAACCCAGAAGCTATTGATGAGGATACAGACTCACAGTCTACTGTTTGGCAGACAAACTATAATCAAACGGTACATAGATACTATCTTCCTAAAGGAGAATATCTAGATGGTCCTATTAAGAATGAATATGCATTCTTACATCATACAGCTGGAAGACACAATCCATATAAAGTAGTGGACCATTGGGGAAGAGACACTAGAGGTAGAGTAGCAACTGAGTTTGTACTTGGTGGTAAGTGTTCTACAACTGGTAATGACTCTTATGATGGAGTTATGGTACAAGCATTTCCTGAAGGAGGATATGGTTGGCATCTGGGTAAAACTGGTAGCGGTCACATGAATAGACATTCTACTGGTATAGAGATATGTGCCTTTGGATATTTGAAAGATGGTAAGACTTATGTAAATACTTCTGTTAGAGAAGATCAAATAGCAACATTAGTTGAACCATTTAGAGGATACACACAGTATCACAAATACACTGACAGACAGATTGAGGAAACTGAGAAGTGGATTAAGTATATTGCTGAGAGAGATCAAATTGATGTAAGATTAGGTCTTCAGCAGTGGATTAAGAAGTATGGACCTATGAAAGCTTTTGAATTTCAAGAAGATGCTTTTTATGGTAAAGTAAAAGGTTTACTTACTCACACTAATGTCAGAAAGGATAAAACAGATTGTTATCCTGATGAAAGATTAATTGATGTAATTTTAAGTTTATAATATGGCATTAGTTAATAAAGTAGATTTTAAAACTCAAGTTAATCTTGATGTATCAATAAAGTATCAGATACTAACGTATTGTTTCTTTAATGATATATTGATCAGCCACACTGATCTAAAGTTTCTATGTGAATTAGCTAAAAACCCTGGAATTGAACTTACAAAGTTTTGCATTTACCTGACTGACAAAAAGATATTTAAAAGTCAACAGTCAGCAAGAAATGCTGTTAATAAGATTGCTAGCAAAGGTTTAGTAATCAAATCAGGTAATAACAAAAAGACAATTAAGATAAAACCAGAGATCAATGTACAGGTCTCTGGTGTAGTCTTACTTGACTATAAAGTTTTAGGACGTGAATCCAAAGAACCACAAGAAGTTTAATGAAGGTATAGCTGAGGAAGTGGGTGTACATCCAAAGGTAGTAGATGACTTTGTTACCTTTTACTATGGTAAACTTAGAAAAAAACTATCTACTCTTGCACATCCAAAGATTTATGTACATGGTCTTGGAACGTTTTTTATTAGAAGAAAGAAGCTTGAGAAAGCTATAATGAAAAACAAAAGTATGTTAGGTAATTTAAAAAAGATAACATACAAAGGATATGAAAAGACATATGCAATAAATCAAAAGATAGATGAAATGGAAAAAGCTTTAGCAATGATTGAGGCAAATGCATTAGCTAAAAAGGAATTTAAATTAAAAAGAAATGCCAATAAATAAATATTTACAAGCTCTTAAGAATATTGACAAGATCTATGATGGTGTTAAAAACAACTTATTCAAAAAAGAATATGTTGAGGTTATAGCTAAGTCAAGAATTAAAATATGTGAGACATGTGAGTTTTATGACACAAAAGGAACTGATTGTTTGGCTCCGGGCACACAACCATGTTGTTCTGTTTGTGGCTGTTCTATGACATTTAAAAGCAGATCTATGTCTTCTGAATGCCCTAAAGGTAAATGGGAGGCATTATTAACAGAATTAGAAGAAGAAAAACTAATTGAAAATGAAGATTAATTATATATACAAAGAAACAAGCACAGCGTATACAATTAATGCACAAAATGGCATGTGGTATACAACATTAAGTATTTAATATGGGACTAACATTTACAGAAGAAGGACATAAGTATGAAAGCACTGATGCTGAAAAAATAGATTGGATCAGCGTCACATCTTTTATTGGCATGTTCAAACCTAAGTTTGATGCTAAAGCTCAGGCTAAAAAATCTTCTAAAAACAAAAGATCCAAGTGGTATGGTATGACTGAGAAAGAAATTTTGCAAGCATGGCAAAATGAATCAGACAGGGCTATAAAGCTTGGTAATTTCTATCATAATCAGAGAGAAGCTGATATGTTAGACTTTAAGACTATTGAAAGATATGGGGTGGAAGTTCCCATCATTAAACCTATTATTGATGATAAAGGAACTAAAATTGCACCAGATCAAAAGGTTTCTGATGGTGTATATCCTGAGCATTTAGTTTATTTAAAATCAGCAAGACTTTGTGGTCAAGCAGATTTAGTTGAGATTGTAAATGGTTATATAAACATAACTGATTACAAAACTAACAAAGAAATTAAAAGCAAAGGATTTACTAACTGGGAGGGTATAACAAGCAAAATGTATAACCCTGTAAGTCATCTAGATGATTGTAATTTAAATCATTATAACTTACAATTGAGTATTTATGCGTATATTATTAAAAAGCACAATCCCAAACTTAAGATTGGAAAGCTAACTATCCAACATGTTAAATTTAAACAAGTTGGAACAGATAAGAACGGGTATCCAATTAATGAACATGTAGATGGAGAACCTGTATTAGAAGATATAAAAATGTATGAACTACCTTATTTAAAGGATGAAGTTATACAATTAATTAACTGGTTAAAACTAAATAAATAATGGCAGCAGTAACAGTAACAGCAGTACAAGTAAGAACTCTAGCAACTACAGGAGAGTTTAAAATAAACCCTGAGTTTCAGCTAGTTGTTGATGATAGAACAGTTGTAGCTATATCAGAATTTGTAAATCCTACCACTAAAAATGTAGATAACAATTATTCTGTTATATACTTTGGAGGAGTAAATATAACTTGCAAGCATACTTTAGCAGAGATGCAAGCTTTATTTCCAATGACTTAATATTATGTTAGTAAGATTATTTGATGTACAAAATGGTAAAGTAATACCAACAGAACATTGCTATACATTAAATTTTTTAAAAGATTTAATGGAGGTATATCCAGATACTTATATGCAAGTATATCAGTATTTGTTTTACATGACTTGTCCTAACCCGGATATGAATCCTTTCTTTAATCTACCAGAGCATGAGAAAGAAGATCTTATCATAGAAGAGGTGGGTTTAGAAGAGTCTACAGAAGATCCTAAGATTAGGTATTCAAAAGATATGTGTGAGAAACTATATCAAACTCCAACATATAGAGCTTATGTAGGGATTAAGTCAATGCTTGATAGACTTGCTAAGTATATGGAGACTACTCAAATAGAACATGGTAGAGATGGTAACATCAATGCTTTAGTTAATGCTGCTGCTAAGTTTGAAAATATAAGACAATCTTACAAAGGAGCATTTAATGATATGAAATCTGAACAAGAAAGCTCTGTCCGTGGTGGGCAAGGGTTAGCATATGATCAAATGTAATTATGAAATTTATATTTTGCTACTGGGATGAACCAGAAATTTTAAATCAACAAAAACATGAAACAGAAAATTATACCAATAGGGATGAAAGTCCTAGTAAAGAAGAAGAAGTCTGATGATTTTTTTCCAGGCACTAAAATTATAATTCCTGAAACAGCAAAGGAAGAAGAATACAAAGCTTTTGTAGTTGCTGTAGGAGATGAAGTCACTAATATAAAAGTTGGTGACTTAGTTCAATATGCAGATTACTGTGTACCTACAAAGATGAAACACGAAGGAGAAGATCATTTATTGATTAACGTTGGGGATATCTTTGCAGTCATAGTAAATGAATAGATCAATACCTACATACAAAAACGGTGAGTGGACCACAACTGAATTTAATTCAGATGAGGAGTTCTCTGAATTTGTATTGAGTGTATTTAAAGAACCAGGGCTTTATAATTTTGATGAATATGCTTTCTTATTTAATTTAGAAGCAAGAAACTTTAATAAAGATGGTTTCTATTGTCCTGCGCCTTTTAGATCTAAAGATTTTATAAACTATTGGGAAGACCAAAAGAATAAATGTAGATTAGGTGTAATATATATAAACAAAGATAAGACTTGGTATATTACAAGGGACTACTATATGTGGTTGAACTTCTTACCTATCTATGACAAAGAAGAAAAGAAATATGGTTTTGCAAAAGTAAGAGATGCTCAATACCATATGGCTCTATATGAACTATTAGCAGAGTTAAATAACAAACATTCTGCTATTCTAAAGAAAAGACAAATTGCTTCATCTTACTTTCATATGGGTAAGATTATAAACACCTACTGGTTTGAAGAAGGTAGCGTATGTAAGATAGGTGCATCACTAAAAGACTATATCAATGACAAAGGTTCCTGGAAGTTTTTGGATGAATATAAAACATTTCTTAATGAGCATACAGCATGGTATAGACCATCTACTCCAGAAAAGGTTTTGCTATGGGAGCAAAAGATTGAAGTACGTGTAAATAATAGAAAAACAGCACGTGGTTTAAAATCTAAAATACAAGGTGCATCTTTTGAAAAGAATGCAACAACTGGTGTTGGTGGTCCTACAACTTACTTTTTCCATGAGGAGGCTGGTATTGCACCTAAAATGATGGATACATATGAATATCTTAGACCTGCAATGACATCCGGTATGATGACAACAGGTATGTTTATAGCAGCGGGATCAGTGGGTGATTTAGAACAATGCAATCCACTAAAAGAAATGATTTTAAATCCAACAGTCAATGATATATATGCAGTAGAGACTGATCTTATGGATGCTGATGGCACTTCAGGATTAGCTGGTTTGTTTATACCAGAGCAGTGGTCTATGCCTCCATACATTGATGAATATGGAAACAGTCTTATTGAAGAAGCTTGTGAAGCTATAATACTTGAAAGAAAGAAATGGAAGATTGAACTTACACCAGAGCAATATCAACTTAGGATTTCACAGAAACCTATGAATATTGCTGAGGCATTTGCATACAGAAAAGAATCAATATTTCCACAAGGTATATTGCAGAAACAACTTAGGAAAATTGAAGACAAAGAGTATAGCTATGAACATATAGAACTTGAGTTTGAACAAGATGGTTTAGCAGTTAGACGTAGCAATAGATTACCTATAACAACTTTTCCAGTAGATAAGAAACAATCTAACAAAGAAGGTGTATTAGTTGTTTGGGAAAGACCAGTAAAAGATCCACAGTTTGGTATGTATTATGCATCTGTTGACCCTGTTTCAGAAGGTAAAACAACTACGTCAGACTCTTTGTGTAGTATATTTGTTTACAAGAATCCTGTAGAAGTAAGAAGAGAAACACCAGAAGGTTTAGAAACTATTATAGAAAAGGATAAGATAGTTGCTGCATGGTGTGGTAGATATGATGATATAAATAAAACACATGAGCAACTAGAAAAGATAATTGTATGGTACAATGCTTGGACAGTTGTAGAAAATAACATATCTCTTTTTATTCAACATATGATAGCAAGAAAGAAACAAAGATATCTTGTACCAAAACAACAAATACTATTCTTAAAAGATCTTGGGTCAAATAGAACAGTATATCAAGAGTATGGTTGGAAGAACACAGGTACACTATTTAAAAGTCATTTGATATCATATGCAATAGAGTTTTTGAGAGAACAGATAGACGAAGAAACAGATGCTCAGGGAGATGTAATAGGTCAAACATTAGGTGTGGAGCGGATACCAGACCCAATGCTTTTGAAGGAAATGTTAGCATATTATCCTGGATTAAACGTGGATAGACTAGTTGCATTTGGTGCATTAGTAGCATTTACAAAAATTCAACATTCTAACCGCGGGTACGTTAAAAGGCGTGAATCAGATGAAAATTCCTTGGATAACTCAGAAAATTTGTATAAATTAAAGTATAGCCCATATAGAAATTTAGGGCGTAATAAGAGCTTAGGTAGAACTAAAAAAAGGTCCGCATTTAAAAACATAAAATAACATGAGAGTATTTAATGCGATGCAAACAAAAGCAGGTGCAAGAAAAGAAGGAGGACCAACCTCATCTTCTCTTACACAACCTATACAGTTTTTACCTGCTAGTAAAAAGAATGATGACTGGGCAGCTTGGAACCTTGATTGGTTAGAGTTACAAGGTATGGAGTTCTTGCGTAGAAATGCAAGAAGGTTACTTAAGAACTATAAGCTTGCAAAAGGTATCATTGATAAAAAGGATTACATTGTTGAAGAAGACAATGAATATAAAGATCTAATGAATGTGCTAACAAAAGAAGATGAGTCAGCATTAGAGTTAAAGTTCTATCCTATTATCCCAAATGTTATAAACGTTTTAAGTGGTGAGTTTTCTAAAAGATTTTCTAGAGTCCAGTTTAGAGCTGTAGATGATACATCATTTAATGAGATGCTAGAGCAAAAAAGAGCTTTAGTAGAAGAAAATTTATTAGCTGATGCAGAGCAACAACTAATAACTAACATGATCAAAAAGGGATTGAACCCTGAGACAGAAGAAGCTCAAAAACAATTATCACCAGAAAATATTAAATCTCTTCCAGAGATAGAAGACTTCTTTTCTAAGTCATACAGAAGTATGGTAGAAGAGTGGGCAACACATCAGATGAATGTTGATGTTGAAAGATTCAAAATACAAGAACTTGAAGAAAGAGCATTTAGAGATATGCTTATAACAGACAGAGAGTTCTGGCATTTTAAGATGATGGAAGATGATTATGATGTTGAACTATGGAATCCAGTTTTAACTTTCTATCAGAAATCTCCTGAAACAAGATATATATCAGATTCTAATTACGTAGGTAAATTAGATTTGATGACAGTTGCAGATGTTATTGATAAGTATGGATATTTGATGAATGAGAAACAACTCAAGTCATTAGAAAAGATTTATCCTGCTAAGTCTGCACAATATCAAGTAAGTGGTTATCAAAATGATGGTGCTTACTATGATGGTAAAAGATCTCATGCTTGGAATACAAACATGCCAGGATTGGCTTACAGACAGTTTGTAAGCAATTGGTCTGATGACCCAGCCAGAGGTGGGGATATAGTTAGCGCTATTCTAAACGAAGGGGAAGACATCATGCAATGGGGAGAAGGTGAGCTGATGCGGGTTTCTACGGTCTATTGGAAAACCCAGAGGAAGGTTGGGCATCTTACCAAAATAGATGAAACAGGACAAGTTACTCAAGCAATTATAGATGAGGTATTTAAGATTACTGAAAAACCTATATATGATACTACACTCTTTAAAAATAAATCTAAAGAGAACTTAATCCAAGGAGAACATGTTGATTGGATATGGATTAATGAAGTTTGGGGTGGTGTGAAAATAGGACCAAATCTCCCAGCTACGTGGCGTTCAGATATGGGTAACAATATTGATCCAATATATTTAGGAATAGATAGAGTCAAGCCAGGTAAAATACCTTTCCAATTCAAAGGAGATAAAACATTATATGGATGTAAACTACCAGTTGAAGGAAGAGTATTCTCTGATAGAAATACTAAATCTACTTCACTAGTAGATCTTATGAAAGCATATCAGGTTGGATATAATATGGTTAATAATCAGATTGCAGATATCCTTGTAGATGAATTAGGTACTGTAATTATGTTTGATCAGAACTCTTTGCCAAGACACTCTATGGGTGAAGATTGGGGTAAGAACAATATGGCTAAAGCATATGTAGCAATGAAAGACTTTCAAATGCTACCGCTTGATACATCTATTACAAATACAGAAAACGCAACTAATTTTAATCATTACCAGACTCTTAACATGGAGCAGACTGGTAGATTAATGTCAAGAATTCAACTAGCTAATTATTTTAAACAACAAGCATTTGAAGCTATTGGTATAAATCCACAAAGATTAGGTGGACCTGTTGATCAACAAACAGCAACAGGAGTTACACAAGCTATGCAACAATCATATGCTCAGACAGAAATATACTTTATAAATCACTCTGACAACTTAATGCCAAGAGTACATAAAATGAGAACTGATTTGGCTCAATACTATTACAGTAATACAC